GCCCGAGCAGAGGATCGTTCGTGCGCGCCGCCCGCCACAGCTCCGACTCGTACGCAGCGCCCACCAGGTCGAGACCGTTGCCGCTCTCCGCCGTGTCCATCGCGCGAAGCCGCGAGTTCGGCCCATCGCCGCCCTCGCGCACCATGATCGGCGAACCGTACTTGTACGGGTCGCGCTTCGGCAGCTCGAACACGTGATGCTGCCACGCCCGGCGAAGGTCATCCGGCACCACCAGCTGCACCGGCCGGTTGCGCATCTTCCCCGCGCCGTCGATGACCATCATCGCCAGCTCGTAGTCGGCGCGCGTGTACTCCAGCTGCTCGAACCGCACCCGCATCGTGTCGCTCGGGTCCACCCCGCGCGCACTGCCCGGGAGCAGGTCCACGTTGCGCTCAGGCTCGCCGCCCTCGCCCTCGCCCGCGCCCGCGGCAGCCGGCGCCGGGCGCAGCGCCCGGATCTCCGCGACCATCGCTTCCTGCGACTCGCGAATCGCCGTCACCGCCCCCGACACACCCTCCAGCGCCGAGCGCATCATCGCGCCCATCGCCTCCACCGGATCGACCGTTCCCTCGGTCATCGTTGCGCCTCCTCACTGGCACACTTCGTGAACCCGGCCGCGAACCGCTGCCACGGGCTCTGTTCCGTCTCGGCCGTCACAGCCGCCGCCTCCTCGCCCTCGCGGGCGTACGCCCCCGCGTCCACACGCCCGCCTTCCGCGCGCAGCACCAGGCACCCCGCATCCGCCGGCACCGGTACGTAGCTCGACTCCAGCAGCTCGTGCCCTCGCGTGAACACCAGCACCGAGCGCGCCGCCTTCCCCTCGCCCACCTTCCGGACCTCGGTCTCGCCCGGGTACCACCGCACGCTCGTCGCGTTCACGAACCCCGCCCGCACCGCCTGCCACACCTCCTCCGCCCGCGGATGCGTCGCGAACTCGTGCACCTGCACCAGCTCATTCGCCCCCACCTGGCTTGAAACAGCGCGCGCGATCGGCAGCTCGCGGTCGTTGTGCGCCCACAACACCACCGGGTTCCGTTCGTAATTCCGCAGATCCCAGCCGGATTGGTCGATGACCGCGTCGTCTCGCGCCACGTCACCGGTCGAAACGACCACCGTTACCCGGCGCCGCTCCTCATCCACGGCCCGCACGAACCCGTGCGTCTCCAGCCTTTCAGGCATAGAAAAAGCCCCAACGACGCTGATTTGGTCGTTGGGGCACGATGACCGGGGCCACACGGCAGAGAAGTCACTGGCCGTCAGCGGCGGGTGTTACATGCTCCCCGCTGGCAAAATGCTAACCCGACTACTCCCTTACCTGTCAAGCCCCTATCAGGACGCGTTCCGCGCGTGGCACCGCGGGCACACATGCACCCCGCCCGCCTCCTCCGCGAGCTTCTTCCCGCAGCGCCAGCACCGCACCTCCGTCGCCACCGGCACCGGCTCAGTCTCCCGGCGCGGCGGGCGTCGCATTCCCGTACCCCGCGGGCGCCGCCGCATTCAGCGGCACGAAGTTCGCCGGCCGCAAACGCACGTCCCCATCCGCGCCAATCCCCTCCATGTCCTCCTTCTCGCGAATCTCGTTCGGCGTCAGCACTCCGAGCGCCACGAGCTTCGAGTAGAAGTCCGCCCGCTGCCCCGGGTCCCCGCGCAGCAGCCCCTCCCGGCTGAACTTCGCATAGTGATTCGAGGGCATCAGCAGCTCCTCGCTGATCGTCAGCTCCATGTTCTGGACGTACGGGTCCAGCGTGTACACCAGCAGCCCCCGGTTCTGCTCCGCGATCCCCGTCCCCCAGCTCGACTGCTTGTCGTGCGACCCCAACAGGTGCTCCGGCACCCCGAACATCCGTGCCACGTCGCTCACCTGGAACTGCCGTGTCGCCAGCAGCTGAGCATCCTCCGGGTTCAGGCTCGTGTGGTTCCACTTCGTGCCCTTGCCCAGGACCGCCACCCGGTGCGCGTTCCCCGTTCCCCGGTGATGCGTCTCCCACGCCTCGGAGATCGCCTGCGCCTGCGCCGCCGTTATATCCTGCTCCGAACTCAGGTAGCCCCCCGGCAGCGACCCGTTCCCGAAGAACGCCCCCGCGTACTCCTCGGCCGCCAGCGCCAGCCCCAGCGACTGCGCGAACAGCGCGATCGGACTCAGGCCTCGCAGCCCATCCGTGCCCAGCCCCTGCACATGCACGATCTCGCCGCCCGCCACCCAATCCCGCGCCAACGTGCGCGAGTCGATGATGTACTGCTTGCGGCCCTCGACGCGCTCGACGCGCACCCGCCCCGGCTCCACCGGCCACAACTCCGCCGGCCGCCGCCGCGACGTGTCCGCCGCCGGCACCACGTAGATGTACGCGTTCCCGTTCAGCACCAGGTGGAAAAACACCGTGCTCCAGAAGACGAACTTGTTCACTTCCGGGTTCGGCTTCGACCAGATCGCAAACTCGCTCGCGAGCTTAATCTGCTGGCGCCCCGCCGAACCGTCCTGGTACACGTGCAGCGGCATACTCGCCGCCACGTTCGCCAGCAGGCTCGCCGCCCGCCACACCGCCGACACCGAAAGCGCCGCCCCCGACGTCATGTACCCCTGCTTCGCCAGCGAAAAACCCAGCTGGTTCGGGCCCTCATCCCGCCACAGCGTCCCATCACTGTTCCACGAAACCGTACGCTCTCGAATCCCCCGCACCGCACCCCGGATCAGTGCCACTTACGTTCCCCCTCGCGTGTTCCCGTACCAGAGCAGGATCCCCGCCGCTGCGAAAACGCCCGCGATTTCGTGCACCAGGTACGCCCCGAATACCAGCGCCGCGAAGCCCGCGAACTCCACCCCATCCCGGCTCAGTATAACCGCCGCAATACGCCTCGCACGCAGCTTCACGTCCCCGGCACCCACACGATAACCCCCTCCTCTGGCGCCCCCATCATCGCCCTCCCGAGCGCCATCAACAGCGCCACTACTCCGTCGACTCGCTCCGTCGATTTCGCCTTATCCACACGCCGGTTCCCGTACGCATCCTGCACCACAACCGCGTTCGAAGCGCACCACGCCAGCAGCGGATTCCCCCCGTGCTGCAACGTTCGCGCCAGCAACATCCGTTCCATCTCCGCCACCGGCGCCGCCATCGCCCCGAAGTGCTGGCCGTACGGGATCATCGCGAACCCTTCCGCCATCAGGTCGTTCACAATTTCCCCGGCGAAAATCCGGTCGTACGCGATCTCCCGGATGTCGTACACCCCGCCCAGCTCAATGATCGCCTCGCGAATGAATCCGAAATCCGTTGAGTTTCCGGGCGTCGTCTCCAGCAACCCCGCCCTCGCCCACGCGTCATACGGCACCCCGTCCCGCCGCGAGCGCTCCTCGATGTCCTCCTGCGGACACCAAAACCGCATCAGTACCTCCCACTTCTCCCCGTCCGACTCCGGCGGAAATAGCAGCGCCAGCGCGCTCAGGTCACGCACCCGCGCGAGGTCCAACCCCGCGTAGCATCGCCGCCCCTTCAACCGGTCGAGGTCGATCGGGTCCGCGCCCTCGTTCCACACCTCGACCGGGATCCATCGCTCCTCCTGCTCCGTCCACACGCTCAACTCCAGCCGCAACACCCCGTTCCGTTTCGACGGGATGTCGAGCGCGTCCTTCACCTGCGCCGCCAGGTATTCCGGCTTCTTCGACACTCCGAGGTTCGGATTTGCCTTCGGCCACTCCGCCGGGTCCGCCCACCGCTCCGGGTCATCGATCGACGCGATGTACGCGAACACGTCATCGTTCTCGATGACCCCCTCGAGAATGCGCACCGCCCGGTCGTGCTCTTCCCAGCACAGCGAACTGCGGTCGAAACCGGGCGTCGTGATGAACCACGTCAACGGCTGCCGGCGCGCGCCAAACGCCGTCTCCAGCACCGAGAGATACCGCCGGTCCTTCCACGCGTGCAGCTCGTCGCACACCACCGCGTGCGGGTTCAGGCCATCGCTTTTCCCCTCGTCCGCCCCCAGCGGCAACATCTTCGAGGCCGTCCGGTAGTCGACCAGGTGCGACGTGCTCATGAGCACCGTCAGCCGTCGCGACAGGCTCGGCGAGCTTTTCACCATGTACGCCGCGTCGTCCCACACTTCCTTCGCCTGGTCCCGCTTCGTCGCCGCGCAGTACACCTCGGCGCCCGGCTCGCCATCGAAGAACCCCACCAGCAGCCCGACCGCGGCCGCCTCGGTCGTTTTCCCGTTCTTCCGCGCGACCTCGTGGTACGCCTTCCGAAACCGCCGCGTCCCGTCCGCCCGCTTCCACCCGAACACCGACCCTACCCGGAACGCCTGCCACGGCTGCAGCGTCAGCGGCCGCCCCGCCCACTCCCCCACGTAGTGCCGCGGGATCTCGAAGAAGTCGATCGCGAACTGCGCCGCCTCCTCGTCGAACCACAACCCCCTCGCCGCGCCGTCCTGCAGGTCACGAAGGTGCCGCTGGCACGCCAACCGCACCAGCCGGCCCGCCACAATCTCCCCCTCGACCACCCGCACCGCGTAGTCCGTCACCGGGCTCGCGACCACCGCCGGCGCGGGCGCCTTCCTCACGCCACACCGCCCCGCCTGGCCATCAGCGTTTCCAGTGGGTCCTCCGCCGCTTTCTCCGTCGCCATCGCCGCCACCTTCGCCCGGTCCACCGGGCTCATCCCGAACCGCGCGATCGCCTTGAACAGGTGCTCCACCGCGAACCGCTTCACCGCCACGTTCCCGTTCAGCATCCGCCGCTCCGGCCGCCACACCCCCGCGTCGTCCATGCCCGCCTCCCGCACGATGATTCGCCCCTCCTCCCGCAGCGCCCGCTCCGCCTCCACCAGCTCCGCCCACGCCAGGCAGTAGATCGTGAACGCCGCCCGGTCCAGCAGCGTGATCAGCCCCTGCTGTTCGAGCTGCCTCCCCACCCGCCGCCACTCCGCCAGCGCATCCGGCCGTTCCCGCACGATGGCCGGCGGCTGCGGCAGCTGCGGCTTCGGCGTCGCCTCGTTCTCCGGCATCCGCCGGTGCCCGCGGTTCCCCTCCAGGCGCCGCAACGCCGTCGGCTTCGGCGGCCTACCCCGCTCCGTCATCCCCCACCTCCCTGATCACCTTTCGCCAAATTTCGCGCGACCCTCAGAAAGCTTGGGGCGCTCCCCCGGCCGCCATAGCTTGTGGAGATTTGAACCCCCCTTGGCCTTCTCATGTGACACGCATGACACAGCACGCGCAGGTTCGCCGCGTCGTTCGTTCCGCCCGCCCCGAGCGGCACGATGTGGTCGATTTCAGCGCAATCCACTCCGTTCAACGCAACCGCGCGACCACAAGCCTGACAAAGACCCGAGTCACGAGCCCACACCCCCGCCCGCACAGCCATCCACGCACTACCGCTTCGGCCGCGCTCGCCGGTCCGTCGTCGCCGCTCGTTCATTGCGTGCTCGATACATCGAGGGCCACGAACTGTCGGGCGTCCACACACGAGGCATGGGGATGACGGCATTCCCCTACCCCCCCCATCCCGCGCCGCGAATCGACCACA